TGCCATAGCAATTCCTGAGCCTGATTACGGCACAGATATTACAGCAGACATGAACGCTCTTCAGCAACTTCAATCGCTATATAGTGGAATGGGTCTTGGACCAGATATAGCAACTGCTTTAACAAATTTAATTAAAGAAGGATATACGGCAGATACATTAAAACTTATGGCTCAAGATCCAAATGCCATAAGTTCTTCTGATCCATATGTCAAGCAATTTGCTACTGCTTACAATACTCGCTTTGTTGCAAACGCTGATCGTATTAAAAATGGATTTGCTCCATTGGCTCCAGCAGATTACATTGCTAGAGAAAGCGCATATCGTTCTGCTATGGCTAGTGCTGGATTACCACCTGAATTTTACAATACAAACGCAGCCTTATCAGGCTGGATTGCTAATAACGTTGATACCGCAACAGTGCAAGCAAAAATTAACATTGCCTCTGACGTTGTTAACAACTACGATCAAACTGCTAAAGATCAAGCCCTTGCCCTATATGGTTTAGATACCGGTCATCTTATTGCTCATATACTAGACCCAGTGGCAGCGCTACCTATCATTCAAAAGCAAGCCAACATTGTTCAACTTGGTGCTGATGCAGCACGTGCTGGTGTGGCTCAAAACCTAGATACCTTAACTCAACTTAATACCATAGGCACAACTCAATCAGCAGCTACACAAGCATTTGGAAACATAGCCGCTGAATTGCCAAGTATGCAAGCAATTGCATCTCGTTACTCTGGTTATGGTCCAGCAGGAACAATTGAACAAAGTTTATTAAATCAACAACTAGGAACAACATCTCCTGATGAAACACAAGCACAAGCTGAAGCCCGACTAAGCCGCTTAAAGACTCAAGAATCATCTACCTTTGGTGGATCTTCTGGAGCAAGCGCACAAGGTCAAAGCCTTGGAGTAGCAAACCAACAAGGCGTTCAGTAACTAAGTTCCATGCGGGTATACCAGCGCCTAGCATGAGTATTTAAAGACTGGCAGTGGGAGCCAACCATCCTTCCCCTGGGATGAATTGCGGCCTGCGACTAACCGAAACGAAAGGGAGTGCCACATGGCAAACCAATATGAAGATGACGAAGACGATCTAGAACTAGAAGAGCAGGTTCAACCTGACTCCAATGGTCCTGCTAATCTCCGTAAAGCATTAAAGCGAGCAGAGAAAGAGAAGAATGAATTGGCTAAGCAATTAGCTGACATTCAATCCGATCTTCGCAATCGTTCTGTCAAAGATGTATTGGCAACGAAAGGCGTACCAGATAAGGTCGCCAAGTTTATACCTGGCGACATTACAACGCCAGAGCAGATTGATGCTTGGCTTGAAGAGAACTCCGATGTATTTGGATTTTCTAAAGCTGAAATTGATACTGCTCCTATCAGTGAAGATGAGAAAGTAAACCGCACTGCGTATCAACGCATCAATGCGGCTACCCAAAATGCAGATGCCCCAAGTCGTGATGCCGATCTAATGGCAAAACTTAACGGAGCAAAGACAATAGATGATCTTAATGCAATCACAGGTAATCCTACTCAACGTCGCCGATAGAATTTCTATCCATTAACACAACCTTATAGAAAGAAGGTGACACATGGCAAACGCATATACAGATAGCACATCTGGTTCCCTCGGTACTTCCCTAGTACAGACAGCCTATGACCGCTACGTAGAGTTTGCTCTCCGTGCTGTACCTCTTATTCGCGATGTCGCAGATAAGCGTCCAGTACAACAGGCTATGCCTGGTTCATCAGTTGCGTTCCAGATCTACACAGATCTTTCAGCTGCAACTTCAACACTATCAGAATCTGTTGATCCAGATGCTGTTGCCCTAGGCAACACAACAACTGTATCAGTTGCTCTGAATGAATATGGTAACGCTTCACTTGCTACACGTAAGTTGGAGTTGTTCTCACTCTCAGACGTTGATCCAGCAATTGCTGACATCATCGCGTTCAACATGGCTGACAGCCTTGATACAATCGTTCTTAACACCCTTGTTGGTGGACCAAACGTAATCGCTGAACTAACTGGTGGATCTGCTTCACCAATTTCAACATACGCTGGTACATACACAAATGGTACAACTCAGAAGTCAATTGGTTCTGACTCTGTAATCCGTTCACGTGACATCCGTTTGGCTGTTGCTAAGCTCCGCGCTAACAAGGCTGTTCCTCGTCAAGGGGAATACTACTGGTGCGGTATTCACCCAGAAGTTTCACACGATCTTCGTGCTGAAACCGGTTCAGGTGGATGGCGTGATGACCACAAGTACTCAGAGACAGGTTCTTCTGAGTTCTGGCCAGGAACAATCGGAACTTACGAAGGCGCAATGTTCGTTGAGTCTCCACGTTTGTTCAATGCTGCTGACGGTACAGGCGCTACAGGTAACACAGGTACCTTCGGTACATCTGGTTACGTATATGGCACTGGTGGCGTACGTGTATTCCGTACACTCGTTGCTGGTAAGCAAGCACTTGCTGAAGCTGTTGCTGAAGAGCCACATGTGATCTTCGGTCCAATCGTTGACAAGTTGATGCGTTTCCGTCCAATCGGATGGTACGGCGTTCTAGGATGGGCACGTTACCGTGACGCATCTCTCGTACGTATTGAATCTTCTTCTTCAATTCACAACGCTTAGTAATTAAGTAAAGGCTAAGCCTCTTAGGTAAAGACTAAGGGGCTTGGCTTCTTAACAAGGAGAGTCATGGGATATTTGTTTAAGCCGCCTACGGTAGAAGAAGGACCAGCAGGATTTGGTCGTCTTTTTTGGCGTTACAGAATTGCCCGTGCTAACACAATTTTANTTTATGGAACAGCAGTAGCAAGTGAACGTACCCCAGGGGTTGACCAAACTCAAGAAGCAGATTATTGCTACTTAGGTGGGCATGAATATTATTTATCAGCAGTTGAATATAACATTTTGGTAAACGCCGGTTACGGTGCTTCCATTACCACGGTTTAGGAGAAGAAGTGAATCCAGGTAGATACAACATTTCCGTTGTAAACGGAACCACATTTCAGATCTCTCCCATTTGGAAGGTAGATAATCTTCCAGTAGACCTCACAGGCTACAGTGCCGATATGCAAGTTCGTGACGTGTCCAACAGTCTCATTGTTGAACTTTCCACAGGCAACGGCAAGGCAAGTATCAATGGCCCACTGGGTCAAACAACTCTTACTCTTACAGCTACACAAACATCNGCTGCTAATCTTCCAGCGGGTAATTACAACTACGCTTTAAATCTTACCAACCCTAGCAATACAGTTTATCAAATTCTTCAAGGAGCATTTACTGTATCAGCAAGCGTGGTACAATAATGGCAGTTACAGTCAACAGTATTTCAACCGTTGAAATTCCAACAACTACAAACGTATACAACGTTGGATCAGTTCAACCTTTAATTATTGAATTAGGACCAGTTGGTCCTCAAGGAATCCAAGGAGCATCAGGTGGCACAGGACCTACAGGCCCAAGTATTACAGGATCCACAGGCGCTACAGGCAGCCAAGGACAGACTGGCCCAACTGGCTCCACAGGAAGTACAGGCAGCACAGGCTCTACAGGCAGTGGATCCACAGGTTCTACTGGACCTACAGGTTCTACTGGCGTCACAGGGTCTACTGGATCTACAGGAAGCGCCGGAGTAACAGGTGCGCAAGGTAATACGGGTAGCACTGGTCCTACTGGCAGTGTCGGCAATACTGGCTCTACTGGTTCACAAGGGCAAACAGGCCCAACAGGCTCAACAGGATTAACGGGTTCTACAGGAGCCGTTGGAAATACTGGAGCCACAGGTAATACTGGGGCGACTGGTAATACAGGCTCACAGGGCAACACAGGCCCTACAGGGGCTACTGGAGCGACAGGCTCTCAAGGCAATACAGGTTCTCAAGGAAACACAGGTGCGACAGGTGCTATTGGCAATACTGGTCCTACTGGTTCCACTGGTGCCACTGGCGCTATTGGCAATACAGGGTCTACAGGACCAACGGGACCTACGGGTTCAACAGGATTAACAGGTAACACTGGAGCAACGGGTAGCACTGGTGCAAACAGCACTGTTGCTGGACCTACTGGACCTACAGGAGCAAACGGTAATACTGGTGCTACTGGTCAAACTGGTTCAACAGGAAGTACTGGCTCTAATGCAACAGCGTTGCCAGATATGCTTTGGCTTGGAGCCATGTGATACAATAGCGATATGCCCAAGATAGCAGTCTATTCCATTTGCAAAAATGAAATTAGACATATTGACAGATGGGCAGAAGCTACAAAGGGTGCAGACTACAGAGTAGTCCTAGACACCGGATCTACCGATGGTTCACAAGATAGGTTACGTGAACTTGGTGTTTCAGTACATCAAGGAAACTTTCAACCGTTTAGATTTGATGATGCCCGTAATGCGGCACTTGCTTTAGTTCCTGCCGATGCAGAA